CGCCGCTTGCTGATAGACTAACCGCCCCTGTTACAGTTTCATTGCCAAGTGCGGAGGTAGCGGCAACGCCGCTTGTTGATAGACTAGCCGTCCCTGTTACAGTTTCATTGCCAAGTGCGGAGGTAGCGGCAACGCCGCTTGCTGACACACTAGCCGCCCCTGTTACAGTTTCATTGCCAAGCGCAGAGGTAGCGGCAACGCCGGTAACAGACGCTCCAACGCCCAGCTGGAAGCTGATCTGTAGGTCGCCGTCCGCTAGGGATGCAAACGGCTCTTCACTAAACGCCAAACCGCCAAGAAGGGATGCACCCGCCTCTGTTGCGGTCATCGGCATGGAGGCCGAAACGCCTGTTACACTAGCTCCTGTGGGAAGAGATACGGTTACACTGCCAATCCCGCTTGTCGCGGCAATCCCGGTCACCGCTTGAGACAGGTTAAATACAACACCGCCTGTTGACGCCGTGGCACTAACACCGGTAACTATCGCATCAGCGGTGCCGTTGATAGATACGCTACCCACGCCACCGGTAGCCGCAACACCTTTAACGCCTACGGGGCCAAAAGCGGAGGGGGTGCTAAACGGTGTAGCTGAAAACCCGCTTAAACCAAACATACTTAGCTATTTAATCCAGCTTTGATTTTAGTCATAACAGTATACTACCCCTTATTCATCACCGCTTTTACAATTATGCTAATTAACCAAGCCGCCGCACCCGTTAATACGGCAATCCACGTTGCCTTGACTGCGGAGTCCTTGGCCTCTTGTTGTGCGTAAACGTCCCTTTCACGCTGTGCCTGAACCTCTTTCATACATCTTCGATACTCTTCTAAGCCTTCGTTGCCATATGCATACTGCAAAAGTGTCACTATCTCTTTTCGCTGATTTTCAATCCGCTTTTTAGCGGCAAACATCTGTGCGGCTTCTGCCTCAACGGAGCTAGAAAAAACAATCTCCTTAAAAGGATTTGTACGTTTTTTTTGACGTTGACTAGCATATAAAATATCTGACGCCGCGCCCTGCCACCGAGCCACTACAGTAAACGTGTCCTCTATAGACTTCCCAGCCTCTATGAAGGCTTTTACGCCTGCATACGCTTTGGTCGCTGCCGCCGCTGCTGTAATCGGGTCAATCATTAAATTCCGTTCTCCTCACATAGGGCGGACATTTGACGTAAGGGGTGTACGGAATATGGTAGCTATACTTTTTGTCTGACTCTCCGTGATAGTCCTTGTATACGCATAACCGATAACCACTTAGCTTGTAAGTACCTGGAATGTAGCTGTAAACCCACGTATCCATTATTAAAATTAGCCATATAACCTTCACCCATCATTATCACGAGGGTAGTGTGGGCCAAGTAATATTATTGGGAAAACCAGCTTGCTGTGGCACATTACGCAAAGCCTGCCTATAGGTTGCCATTTCTGATGACATAGTTACATCAGACAACCCGTAGTGATCTGTAACCTTTAGTAGTTCGTCTCTCTTGGAGCGTTCTGAAGCGGCTAAAGCAGCATTATCTGCGGCAGTCTTGGCGTCCTTTTGAGCCTGAACAGTGATGGTATTGCCCTCACCATCTGTATATTCAGTAAACATCTCCTGAACAACCCACTTTTCTCGCCAAACGCCGTCCACTTGCTCTACGCCATCTTTAACAGCTACCTGCCATTCATTTACCTCTGGCTTTGCAACCACAACCACCGAGGCTACACCCAATGCATCTAAAGTTGCGTCAGTCCACGATGAAGGCAAAGACATATTCTTATTTTCTTGCTCTAGCTGTACTTTTGTTTTTGCCTTTCCAGTAGCTATTTCTGCAAATAACATATCTTTTTCCTCTTAAAACTTGGGCAATGCTTCAGTAGGCGGTGTAAAGTTTGACGTATACCTTGCTAAACCCTTTGAAATCCTAATGTCATCTAGATTGCCAGTAATCTCATATTGATTTTCTGCCGCACCAATATACAGTTCTGACGTCATAGACATATTTGTTGACGGAGTAGTAACCGTTGCTTTAGACGTTCCATTTATATACAAAGCGGATGTTCCGTTGTAGTTAACCCACGCAACATGAACAAAACCAGAATATGTTCCCCAACCAACAGTGTCAGAAAGAATAGTGTATGAGCTTCCATTTGACATATACACCTTCAAAACGCCAGCGACTGTTTCTACCCACCAGTTTGAAGCCGCTGTGTTACCTAAAACGCCACTACCAATAAAAATGTTGGTGCCAATTGCCGACGCATCAGCCCAAAACTCAACCGTAAAGTCGCCATCAGCCGTGCTGTAGTTTGAAACATGAAACAAATGTTGATTGCTTCCAGAATTATTTACTAGCTCATCATTGTTTCCATCAAAAAGAATTGAGCCTGTGCCGTACTTTTTTGTAGATGTGTCTATTGAAACTGGGTCTGAAGCTGTAGTGGTAAAAAAATTGCTCAATCCTGATAGATCGTAAATCCCCGCATCATGGAAATTCAACAAAAGTTCTGTATCAGAGTCAGATGACACAGGCGACGTTGGAACAGACGTAGAGGTAGACCCGCTTGTAGTTATTCTAAAATCACTTAAATACCCGGTTGTATACCCATTAGAAGCCTCGCTACCAATGTAGTTGGCGCTAGACAAATCAACATTGGTTGAGCCACTACCACTCGCTGAATTAGTGCCGTTTTTATATAGCGTCCACGTTCCGCTAGATCGCTGTGCAACAACATAGGTCCACTCATTTAAATTTAGTGGAGTTTGTATGATTTCTCCCCCCTGATATATCCGTATGTCATCATCTCTAAGATAAATTAACAATCCAGCAGGACTAGCGTTATAAAGCCCACTTGAAAACACTCTGGGATAATAATTACTGGCTAATTGCGACATAGACTCCGGATATATCCAGAATGAAATAGTAATGTCGCCTACAGTGCTGGGACCGCCAGAAAACGAAAGGTAAGGAGTATTGTTTGCATGCCAAAAACCAGAACCACCATTTGTAGATAATATTCTTTTTGTTGTTCGTTTAAATGGCGAAAAACTAGTTACGTTAGGCGTACCAACTATTGTTAACGAGTGCGAGTTGCTTTTGTCCTGAAAGCGATTAGAGCAACAAGTTAAAAGGTGGGTGTTTGTAATTACAGAAAGAGGAGTCGTGCTGGGTGTAAAGTTGCTCGTATAAACAGCAGAATGCACTTCTCTTAAATTAGATATGTATCCCAAAAACTCATTTTGACCATTAACATTCCTAGCCACGCTTCTTGATGTAGACGTCAAATTGTCAGAGTACGACCCAGATGATCCAGAGGCTGTTCCATTAATATATAACTGGCAAGTTCCAGATGATCTAACCAAGGCAAGATGAATCCAAGTATTGGGGCTAATAGAATTGGACGCTGATTCTACTTTTTTGCCATTTCCCCAAACTTCAATCCTATTGTCGTATGTAAAAATTGCAAAACCGGTGTCACTTCCAGAGCTACTTCTAGTGTCTATTAGGGCTTGATATGATGTTGACCCTGCTAAAAAAAACCAACACTCAATCGTAGAATCTCCAGTGCCGTTTGCTGTTAGCCCCGTAAAGGTTAGGCACTCATTGCTTGTTCCTCCTTGAAAATAATTAGACCAATTATCTCCATAGGGACTAACACTGCCTTGCGGTATGCCGCCATTCAAACTCATAGTATGCGAGTTAGAAGACGAATCAGTATAAGTGACATTATTTGCACCATTGGTGCCGTCACCATCTAACAACAAAACAACATTGGCAAAGTCATCGTCACCAGTATCTGCACCAGCACCAGCTGCCGCCGCTATTAACTTGTTAGCTACTCTGCTCACGCCAGTGCTTGCCCTGCTATGAAGCCGTAGTAGGTCGTGCCCCCGTCATGAGTGTAAAACACAAACACGTCCACTGCGTTTGCGGTAGCAGTCAAGGTAGGCGCGGTTCCTCCAGGCCAATCCACCGACGTGGGCCATGTCACTGCGTAACCAGAGGCACTAGCGTCCTGCACAATTTTTAGCGTAAAAGCAGATACCTTTCCGCTTGCCGCAGAATTGCTATAAGTGAAAGTGGTGTTTTCCGTCAGCGTATGGCTAAAATTTGTGCCATCCCGCAAGTTTACGGTTGTTGCGTTACTGCTAGATGTAACCGCTATGTACTCTTCTGATATGCCGTTATCAAACGTCACTACACCGTTAGCGTCCGCTGTTACAGCTTTTGACGCCTGAGTTGTGCCAAGAGTCGTAATATCAAGATAATTAAGCTCTGTTGTTGTCGCAGTGACGCCGTCAAGAAGGTTGATTTCTGTAGCTGTTGAAGTAACCGCTACGTCTTCGTTTATTTTGGGCGACGTAAGTGTCTTGTTCGTAAGCGTCTGAGTTGCAGTGTCGGAAACAAGATTGCTTCCTGTCGCAGGCAGTACCAGCGTATTACTCGCCGCCGCAGAATGCGGTGCGCCCTGTACCGTTTGAGCGTGTGCGTTTCCACTCTCACAGTAAAACTTGATGCGAGAGGCTGTACCGCCATTCTTTAGGTCTATAAGACCACTCTCAATGCTGACATTACCGTCAATTACTACCGTGCCGTTGGCGTCTTCTACAACAGCCTTGTCGGCAGGAAAAGCGCAAAATATAGACTTAGTTCCTGCTTGTAAGTTAACAGCAGAACCACTGTTGGAGCTTGCAAGCACTGTTGTTCTGGCAAGGGTATTCCCACTACTAACGTATGTTCCTAGACCGACCTCAAAAGCCGTATTGCTGCTATCTACAATCGCGTAGTAAGTGGTATCACTGTCTGATAGAACAGAGGAAAACGTGACAAAGTTACTGGCCGCACCACCCAAAGCAATGTTGCCGGTGCCTGTGGTTGTCGTGGTTTCTTTAACCCGGTCTTTAATTACAAGAGCCATAACATAACCTCTTTAAGGGCTTGGG